AGCCAGCATTGATGGGGCGGCCCACAAGCTCATTGATCTCCGCAGCTACCTCAGCTTTCATATCTGCAAAGTAATGCTCGTTTTCTTTTACTCTTTCCGTGTCGCAGTAGATACCATTGTCTTCAACCCATGCCAGCATGTCTGAGGCAGGAATAAGAGTTCTATCATAAAGATCCCTAAGGCTAGAATCCCTATGGACGCGACGTCGTAGAATAGGGAGAATACGAGCTGTATTCGCTGTATCAATTGCTTGGTACTTTGCAAGAACTTCTGGAGGTATAACTTCATAAGATGTCCCCTTATTAGGTAAGTACTCGTCTAACATATGTTTGTAGGAGGGTGCTCCGATTGTATCCTGAGCCACTGATTCCAAGTCATGCACACCACCCGTTTCGTCCAAGGTATACGACAATAGCATCGTGTCATCGTCAACACGAGCGTGGATCCCCAGTCGGCGGAAGAACTTGACGTCGAACTTTCCATTGTGCCACGACCACGATATTTCCCGTGATTCAAGATACGGTTTAATAAGGGGGAAGTGGTGCGGATAAAAGTTGTAGCCTGTATTAAGGTCATTGGCTGGAGTAATACCCAACGATAGGATTCTGTCGTTAATGTGATCGAACCCAGTCGTTTCAATATCTCCAGTGAGTTCATTTGAACCTTGTAGCATGTGCCCAAATAAGGTATCAATGTACTCTTGCTTCGCGTCGTCTGGTATGGCAACCATTTCGGCGGGTATATATGGTATGGGATCTCTTCCATCGGCAAGATCGAGAGCATAATTAATATCCTGTTTCCATTGTCTAAAGGAGCCACCACCTCTCATAAGAGCCGCAATGTGAACAATAGGTAATATACCCAGTTCCGCTAATGATGACTCTATCAATCGCCCACGAACCTGTGTTATCTTTGCTTTATAGTCTCCCGTCAAGGCACGAAGGGCTGCATTGCCCATTGCAACAACAATCCGGCGGGGGTGTGATGTTACTTGTTGAAGTAATCTTTGTCTACAGCATGATATACCTTTATTAAAGCGGTCATTGTTTTCCTTCAATGCGGGAATAGGATAACACTCTAATGCATTAAGGATATAGCCTTGATCTTCAGGTACAAATTGATGGAATATCTGCCCACTAGGACCCACAAGTGGTTTGCGTTGTTTTATCTCTTCCCGTCCAGGACTCTCCGCTACAAATACGATGTTGCTGGTGGGATCACCTTTGGATCCCACCTTTGGTCCTTGAAATGGGCAGCCTTCACAACGCTGTTGAGGTTTATGTATATCAGCCACTGACATACTTTTGTACATATTCCACGTTACTCTTCATCATAGGCGTCAATTTAGGTGTATCCCAATAATCGCCTCTATCTAAATGTTTTGGCCTATCAATAGTAAAGTCCAAATCAGCTAATCCTGCTACTAGGGGGTTTGCAGAATCTATACCCATTACATTCGGCATATTAGCACATATCATGTCATCTTCGAAATTCTTCGACATACCTAAAAGGTGTATTCCTACATTCTCAGCATCACTTGTGCGGCCAATAAACTCTACTAATGATTTACGTGTGCCCAACTTGTTGGTGATCCATCTTGGTATACCCCATAATTCAGGTTCCCCTGAGCGTTTATTGATAGGCAATGTAAAACGCAACCATTCCACACATTTGAGAAGGTCTTCGATGCTCGCGCCTTGTGGTACACGCATCAATGGATAGTGACACTCTATTAGAGTTGTCTTCCATTTTTCTACTACTGCCTGAGTTCTAGAGAAATTGCCTAATACATCTGGAGTCATAATACAATTAGCACCGGCAATATCAGCCGCTTTAATCACATCACGTAAGCTCATAGCTACACCCAGCTCCACCACGGAATTGTCCATGATAATCATAGAGTGCTCATTTGTGTCACGCATAGCGTCCATCAACGATGCATATCGCTGTGGATGAGCTAAAACATCATGCGCTAGTAATAATAAATAATTGCCTAACATGCCTTCACTAAAAAGCTCCTCCAGCAAATGGATCGGAGCAATAGGTGAGTATCGAGTATGCATAGAAGATTCCTTTTTTGTAATCTATTATAATTCTATTATAATATGCCCATAGGTGTCAAATCAAGAGAAACCCTAAAATTAAATTTGTTGGTGTCCTCGCCCGGAGTCGAACCGGCGGCCATGATACGTATAGACATAAGCCAACCATGGGAGGAGGATTGTGTCTTGTCGCCAAAGGTGGGATGAATACCTGTTACCCGCGAGGACATTGTTTTACTTGATCCCAGCTAATGCTAGGAATTCCATTCTTACTGCTGGTTCTGAGAAGACTCCTCTGACATGAGAGGTGATCGTATCAATACATCCGGAAGCCTCTTCCACTCCCCGTGCAGACATACAACCGTGTTCAGCTGAGATAACGCACATGGCCCCGAGCGGTTCCAAATGGTCCATAAGGGCGTCAACCACCGAATTACCGACATCTTCCTGTAAGGAGGGTTTTGCATGCGAGATACCATATAGGAGTCTGGCAAGCTTGGAGAGGCCGACCACTCGCTCATTGGGTATGTAGCCGATGTGGGCTGTCCCGAGAACGGGTACGAGGTGGTGGGCACAGATGGCTCTATACGGTATTCCTGTTTGAATGACCATTGCTCTTTCATATTTATCCTTCGCTCCCTCTAATGGGAATGTTACACCAAGTACTGATGCGGGAGTAAATGGTTGGCAGTAATGTTCTAAGTATTTAAGCCATCGTGATGGTGTGTCTTTAAAATTAGGATCATCAAGGTCAATACCATAAGTCTCAAGAATGTCCCGCATAGACGCAATATTTAATGTTGTTAATAAACTCACTTTATACTCCTTGTTCTATTTCTGGCCATATGATCACATGCTGTTGTGATCCTATATGGAATTTAGTACCAAAGTGGCGTGACTGAGCCATCATCACAATCTTGTCCGCGAGTGCGCGTTGAGAACTAATAACTCCCATTAACTTGTTCATGCCTCTCATGTCACGGGCTTCTTGTGGCGCATCCTCCGGTAGCTGCGGTAGTGGGTTTTCATAGCCAGGAGTACCTGCCGAGAGGTAGAAGCTATCATAATGAGTCTCAGGCATATATTCTAAGACATCCATTGCATACTTAAGGTCTTCATCATTAAAGACAACTACCTTAATGCATACCTGCACCCTCCGCCTTGCACCGCCTATCTCTTGGAGCCAATTGTAGATGTCACGGTAATCAATCACGTTCCCCGAAGAAGGCGGCTTAGGAGAGAATGTCACGATGTCGCAATCCTTGAGCCAATCAGGGAACAGCTCACCTTGTGTCTCCACTGCTATGCGTGTACCCTTAGCATTGAGAGGATATATAATCTCACCTAACGTTTCATGCAAACATGGATCACCACCGGTTAGCGTAAGATAAGGGGCATGAGGCATACCAGCAAGGGTGGAGATAATCTCACTAGTAGTCATCATTATTCTGCCTGCACGAATCTGTTTAGGTTCCACAGCAAACATGGTATCACACCATTTGCACCGAAGACCGCAACCACCTGTACGAAGGAAGTTAGTTATCGTCCCACTCATTAATCCCTCGCCTTGTATAGTGGGCCCAAAGATCTCCATTACTGGAATCCTACGTTCCTTGTTCATTGATATGCTTCCTCTAGACGTTTACATTCCTGCGGCCAATCTTCTGGTGTGGATTCATACCAGGCTGAGTTGTTGGGTGTCTCATACACACGCACCTTCTGACAGAAAATCTGAGAAGCGTCACCGTAGCCATTCTCTCTAAGCCATATCTCATTAATATACCAGAAGAGGAACTCTGCAATGCCCTCACATCCAGTCTTATGTATGATGCGCACCCTCGCAAGACCCAATCCCTCTAGTAGCTGCTGCTCAGTACCTTGAGGATCGTCATGCGCTACTAGGAGGGTGTGATCGAAATAATCCTCCAGGAAGAACTTAAGAGTCTTGAACCCTCCAAAGTCACATACCCAATTCCGTACGTCGAGTACTGGGGACTGGAACTCAAATTCAAAAGCCAAGGAATAACCGTGCAAGAGGCGGCAGTGGGAATCAGCCTTGTATTGTCGGTAACATATAGAGAATCCAGCCTCGTGACCGTAACGCTTTGTTGAGACATACATCATCACACCCCGTCTGTTGTTTTATCTTTAAGTAATATATACATCTGCTGCACGCTTGCAAAGTCCATATCAGGATTGGTGAAAGGCCACTCAAGCTCAGTAAGGTCAATATGTGAACGTGTCATAAGACGTGAATACAATTTGTATGTATTACGTACCATAATATCTTCCTGTGACGTGCCGAGAAAACGCAACAGCTTGTTGAGGTACCAGAATACATCGCCAAGTTCATCTAAGAGTTTGTCTCTGACTCCTTCTCGTTCCCATATGATGCGATCGAATGCGTCAGAGTCCAACTGACCAGCCTCCCGTACAATCTTCTTGACGGCATCAGCAAACTCTCCAGTCTCTCCTGACAGCCCAAGCGCCAAATACGATAACTCTCCGGCATCTGTGTCTCCTGCATGTTTATACCATGACGTTGAGTCTTGAAATTGTCCATATTCTAATTCCAATTGTGTCATTCGTAGTCCTCCGCATACTCAGTGGGGTCCTCTACACCTGCAAGTATAAAGCCTTCTCTTCTTGAGCGGCATGTTGGGCAGACCCCACAATGAGTCTCTGTACCCTCATAACATGACCATGTAAGCGCCCATGGAGCCTCATGTTGATCACCTTCTACGATCACTTGGGCTTTGTCCATGAAGATGAGGGGCGTGTAGAGTCTGATCTTATGGTAGGTTCCGATGTAGATTGCGTTTGCCATGCCTCCAATAAATTCTGGAGTGCAGTCAGGGTATGCCCAATTTGCGGCGTCGTCTGCATGAGCTCCGAAGTATATAGCCTCAGCAGTAGGATCTGTGCTTGCATGGCTCGTGAGAATCGCAAGCATAGTCCCATTTCTGAATGGCACGTATGTAGGGGACATTCCTGTGGGCAAGTCTGCGTAGGAAACGTGGGGCATTTCAAGTGATTCATCCGTGAGTCCACCTTGAGCTATGAGACCCCTCGCTGAGAGGACCTCGTGAGGGACATTATAATGCTCACATACCTTACGAGCATGCTCGATTTCCTTGGTATGTCGCTGTCCATAATCAAAAGAGACTCCTGTGACGGAGCCTTCGAATTGGTGCATTGCTATTGCAAAGCAGGTAGTGCTATCTATACCCCCACTTAGGAGGACGTATGCTTTACTCATGTTCTGGGTCCCTGTAGCTGCTGTTGTTGTTTGTTGCGTTGAGGCGTTCAATATGACGGATGTAGTCTAATATACCTTGATATGTTTCCTTAAGGTCTTCCTTAATGGGGTTCTCTAAGGTGTGGATGACATCGTCATAGTGAACTCTATATGTACCTCCTACCTGAATCGTGGGTATCCGATGGGCTGGGTTTGTGGAGCGTTGCCGTCCATATATTCCAGTGCCATGTTGATACCCAAGGAGTAAGGAGAGGCGTCTGAGTGGCAGCCATCGCTGTTCAATTAACAATCTACAGGTGTCTGCTAATGACTGTTCATTGTTCATTGATGACTGCCTTACCCTAAGGTAGTTAAAAGCTCACTGCCTTACACTCAGACTAGCAATACTTACATGAAGCTATCGCCAGCTTTAGCTGGGAAGAGATCCTGCACGTTGTTGCGATCTTCACCCTCATACTTACGTATAGATACCTTTGCTTGTACTTCCAAGCCCAGCATCTGTGAAGACACTTCAACATCACTAGGATCAAAAGCACTTTCCAACAATGAAGGTACGATACGACTCAACTGCTTCTTGGTAATAGGAAGGCCTGCGCCAGCGAATACCATATGCGTGAACAGCTTACGTCCGGCATAATCACCATCAGTAACTTCCAAGGTGCACGTCCACATCGGATTGCCAGAAGACTGTGAATAGGTGAACTCACAATCAACAATCTGACATGGATACATTCCACGCGGTAATGCCTCAAAACTTACATCAGGCACACTATTCATATCTACCATCAAGCTATCGCCCTGGGTGAAATCTACTGCTTCTTTCTTTGCTTTTGCCATTTGGAATAACTCCTATTTACGGTTGGTTAGTTACTTAAGTGGAGCGCCATTTTTATCTAGCAACCCTACTTCTTTTAAAATGGATCCTACTGTGGGATCAACGAAGTGATCTCCCTTAAATGCCTGGTAGCGATGTTTCGCATCGTAACGACCCGTACCACTAGGCATCACATAAAGGCGTCGCTGGATCCCACCGTCTTCGCCTCTACCCATGACATAGTATCCCACCATGTCCATGAATCCCTGAATCTTCTTAGCCAACTGGCCAGTTAGATCAAGTGTGTACTTATACTTCTTAGTTTCGTCTTGATTGTACTTCTCGCCGCATGTGAAGATTACATTCATCGGCAAGTCTCTAAAGGCACGAACTACGCGAAGAAGCATTGTATGATTCTTTTTGTATTCCGCCCACTCAGCTGATTGAACTTCTTCATCCAACCGTGTGGTGTCCGAAATACCTAAGAGCTGATTAAAGCAATATGCTTCAAGCTCGCTCAAGGAATCCAAAATAACAGTCCTGAATTGCTTAGGCGTCTCAATTTCGGATTCCTCACAATCACGTAATGCTGCTTCCATGGTGCGAAGGCGATCAAGATCACCCGCATCACGCGCTTTACAATGTTGACGTAAGAATTCGTGAATCTGTCCCAACATGCGGAAATCTTGGACTTCAATACTATCCAATCCTTCCATATGCTCAACAGCAAGATCACCACTTTCCGCGCTAATCATGAGAACATCTTTCATGCGCGGTACTTCAAGTGCACTAGCTGCTAGTGTTGTCTTACCAACACCATAATTCCCATAAACTAGAAGTTTAAGGTTATGCTCTCGTTTCTCTACCGCTTGCAACCTAAAAGCTGGTTTGCGTACGGCTACTTTTACCTTGGCAGGTGCTGTCGCCATGTGCTCATTTCCTCCTTTCTCTGGATCGTCGTGTCATTTAATGCATGTTCCCAATCATCATCTCTATCCACCATAATGCAAATGTCTCTGAATGTGCAGTCCCAAGAACAATCTCTAGTTGGATTCGGGTATAATGGAAGTTCAGGATTACACATATCCGTAGCCTCCATCATAATTTTAGTGCCTTCAGCTTCTAATTGTGCTTGGTTACGACGAGTTCGTGTCCTGCGGATGAAGTCATCTCGATCTTCAGATTCCCGCATTGCAAGGTCGTTAAGGCATTTTGCATTTGCACTAGGAGCTTTGTCCACTGATCCATAGAGATTGATGAGGGCTTGTTTATATAGACCATGTGTAGTCTTTTGATTTACCGCGGTTGATATTTTCCCTGTGCTAAGAAGCTTAGGTATGATGGGTAACTCTTTCCTAAATTCATGGAGAATACCTCCAGCGATGGGCTTATCGAAGATGCAATGGGCGGCCCAGATATAGGCGCTCATCTGCATATCATAGTCTAAGTCGGCTGTACTAAATGCTTTGTAGAATTTCCAGTCCAGGATCCAGTATTCATCTTGTATCTCAATGAGTCTGTCAAGAGTGAACTGATATACAACAGCATCAAAGCCTGGCGGTGGGGGTATATCTAAAGGTATGTGGCAGGTAATTTCAACTTGTGGTTCGCCATTAAGCCACACGGTTTTATATTCTTCACGGTGTTGAGCCCATATAACATAGTTCTCGAGGACACCATATAAAAGTTCTGATTGTTCTAGCCAGTCATCAGGTAAGCCGACACCTTGTTGTTTTTGTTGTCGTCGGCAAGCCTCAACATATGCTTTGGCTGCCTCTACAGGATGACCATAATGGTTATAGCCATAATAATCCTCCATTGCAAAATGACCCCCCGTACCTAACCAGAAGTACGAGGGGTTATCTCGAGCAGTGAGATTATATCGTAACGAACTATTCCAAGCCCACTTTCTACGACACCGCTTAAACGCCTGTCGATCAGACGTGCGAACTATTGCCAACCGTTGTTCAGACACCTATACCGCCTTATGTTATTGTTATACTGCTAATAATATAATTTAATACGTATATTATATGTGATTACTAATATGGCATACAAGAGAGGCCTCATTAATTATTTTGGTCAATATCTGTAATGCCTCGAAGGAAGTCAATTAGCTCCTGCGGCCTCGAGAGAACCCTACGCATATTACGAAAGTCCTCATCCAACTTGAGGAGCATGTACTCATCAAGGGTATTCACATACTTAATATAATTCCACGTCACGAACTTGTGTTCAGAGATAGCACGCTTTGTTCGTCCCTCAGCTTGTTGATTCTGATCTACTGTGTAATCATAACCTATGAAGTAGGATGTCTTGCATGTCTCAAAGTCAAAGCTCTCAGCATATTGGATCGTGCAAACTAATATACCACCTTTACGTCTTAGATCATCAATGATCCTTTGTAGTTCTGTGGGTTTTACACCGCCAAGGAGTCCCTCAGCATAATAACCTCTGCGCCGTAATTCTTCAACAAAGTAGCCTACAGCAGGTCTAAAGGGTACAAATATAGCAATATGAGGGTCTTCATCTAATTTGTCTACTACCGCTTCAAAGCCTGCACCCATTCCTAGATTCTCATCAAGGATTTTAGGGCAGCAGAGTAATTGCCTAAGCATAATAAGTTTGCTAAGGACTGTGGATGCTACTAGTACTTCCCCATCATCAGTGATTGAAAGCATGTGCTTGGTTAGGTCTTCATATATCTTTTCTTGTTCAGAGTCCATTTCCACATCAAGTGATTGACGTTTCCCTTTAGGTTGTTGATCGGCTACTACCTCTTCAGGTATGTATGCCATATAATGATCCATTCGTTGTTGCAGCTGTGCTTGGTTCTTGACTCCAATAATCTCTTTGCCATACATGCCATCAGACACGAGGCAATAGGTATTAACAAATTTCCAATAACCTCTAAAGACCCTTGGATCTATAATTTGAAAGGCTGTGAACATAGAAGATGGATTACGTCGAACGCCACTGCCTGTACAAATGACCGTATTCGGGATGTGGCGGGTAAGTGTAAGGAATTTCTCGTATGTTTGGCTCTTACGCCGAATCATGAATTTATGGTATTCATCTGCAATTACTGCTGCCCATGATATTTCACGGATGGTAGGGAAGTCAATACGAAAGACTGCTGCATTCATGATGTATATCCCACCATGCTTAGCATCTTTAAGGATTGCTCGTCTATCAGGGGCAGAGCCACTAACGAAGTGAATATCATCCGCAATAGTGGGATCGTCCAACCATAATGGTATTTGACGTTTCCAAGTAGCTACAGCTGGTCCGCTGCAAATAATGAGAACTGCCTCATGAGGGTCAATACGAGAGAATACGCCTTCTATGATAGGGCGTGTTTTACCTGCTCCAGGCGGAGCTAGAAGAGCCGTCTTACCGCGACTTTGAATCTTCTGTCGTGCAAATGCTTGGTACCTATACTCCGGTGGTTTCATCAGCGTCCTGCTCAGGTGGTAGCTCCTCTCTATCCTCCTCTTCAGGTTCAATGGCTACTTGCTTATTGCCTACAAGGCCGTTCTTAATATTCAAACGTAAACGTCCTATGGGCGAGCCCTCTGCGTCAAAGATCCTGTAAACGCGACTACCGCCACGATCAACAAACATTTGTTCCAATGTCAATATACTTAATGGATCTGTACTCATAATCGTTTCTCCAATGCTTCAATACGTTCCTGCAAGTCTTGCAAGTCTCTTATAACACTTGCGGCCTCATCCGAGCCCATCATAATGTCTTCGGTCATGACGGTGCATGGGTCATACCAACATCTGCAATGTATTATGGTATGTCGGGGTGCATCAATATACACCTCGTTCTTGACTACCTTTACCTGAATGTCCTTTTTATCAAGCGCTTTGACTTCCAGGTTTTTAACCTCGGGTTTGATCCTTTCCAAGATCATGCGCATTTTGTATATATCCTCTTTCCATGTCATAGTAGTCAGCCTCTAAAAGGTATGATGGTACTTGGTCCATAAGGGGTATGGATGATCTAATTGCATTCTCCAGTGTTGCGATGCGTTCAATCAATGCATACTCGCGCCTAAACCACGTTGGATATGCTTTGCCTGCAATATCATCAGGTACAATAACGGGGAATATGTCAAAACACTCCCCACCATCAACGCCAGCACCTGTTATACGTTCCGTCATATTCTTGCTCCCTTGCGTAGATTACATTTGAGGTGCGTTAACTGGACATTGTCCCATGTATGGGTTCCTCCAAGCGAGAGAGGGTGTGTGTGATCGATGGACGCATATCGTGGTTGGACCCACTCTCCACAGATAGCACACACTCCCAATCGCTCTTTAAATACCAATGCAAGAGTGATTGTGTCGTCGCATTCCACTCCGAGCAACTTAGCTCGATGCCTTTGACGAAAACTGATCTTTGACCTCTTATCCCTCTTCCTAACACCCTCGAGCGATCTGTTGACCTTACAACATTGGACACAATAGCGATTGAGTCCATCCTCGCACCTGGTGGAGGCGTAGAACTCCGAATGACTCTTGACGTTCTTACAACTGACACAGCGTTTCTTATCCCTCATTAAACTTTATTCCCATATGATGGAGGAGATTTTTAATGCCTCGTCCCTTAGATCCTCCACGCACTATCCATTTTCCCGTACTAGGCCAGAAGTCTATGACTTCATCTTTACGGCTATACACAACTAAATGCACACCGTTATTGTGGATATTAAAATCAACACCTAAGCGTTCTAGGCATTCTGTAGACCACTGCATATTAAGTGCCTTCTTTGACCTCTTGCATCGTGTCCAAGCACGAAAGAAGTCACCCATGTCGTCCAGATCAAGGTCTTCTACATCAACACCTAGTTCTTCACTTGTCCACGTTTTCATGTTACTTTGGAATGTGTACTGGGGCGTCTTTAGGTAGCTCGATGCTTTTGACTTTCTGGAACATCAAAGCACGCACACACCACCAAATACATTTCTGCATATCTTGCACAAAGGATGAACTAGTCTTACGCCCAGCACGAAGCATATACTTAAGGGCTTGCGACATATGAGCATCTTCGGGAAAAATAGCCTCAATCAAGTCAACAACCTGTATAGGTTGCCCTTTAACTATGATGTCGTAATGCTTAGGGTTAATTGAACTCTGCGTTGGTGGTGTTGGTGGTGCTACCTTTGTCGGTACGACAGGTGCTTTCTTAACGGCTGCTGCAGTAGCTGTTGTTTTCTTGGTGGTTACTTTCTTACGTTTGTATGTACCTCTAGGCATTTCATATCTCCTTTCCTATTTCTTCTTTCCAATGTCATGGAGTATCTTCTCATCTACTCCGCCTATGTACTGATATGCACCTTTATTATACATTGGCGCTATCATCTTCTTACGTCGTTCTGATTCAACCCTTGCAATTGCCTCACGTTCCTTCATTTCCGTTGAGAGTTCCGCCGCTTTCTTTGTTGTATCAATCCCCATCGTAACCCCTTTCGACGGTAATTCCTCATGAGCACTTCTTCTGTAAATGCCCGTAGCTTCACTAACCAATTTAACATATTTCCCCTTCCATGGTTTTTCATATACT